GAATACGACGTTGAAATCCCCGGCCGGGGCCAGCGGCTTGATCGATTCTACCGAGTTGGCGACGATGACCTTGCGCGGCCCGATCTTCACGGCGCGCGGGTTCAGAACGCCATCGTCCTCGGCCACGTACATGCCGGCAGCGGCCATGTCCAGGTTCATCAACTCCATCGCCTTGATGTCGTTGATCGAGCGAATCGAGCCCAGCGCGTTGGCCATCGGGCCGGTGGCATACGGCGAGCCGGGAACAAGCATCCAGCGCGGGATGGCGCAGGGGAATTCGTGATACCCGGATTCGCGCAGCAGGTGCTTGGTCTCGACCTCGATGTGACAGGACGCGAAAGGCAGGTTTTTCGCCATCCGGCCATTCACCGCATGCACCTGGCGCGGGTAGATCGCATGGACAACCATGAACTTCTGGTCGAGCTTTTCGTTTCGGTAGGCCTCGGCGACCTTGGCCGAAACTTTGTCGATCCCGTAGTCGGAAACGATCTGCTCGACGGTCATCTCGACTTCGCGGTAGATCGTATCGACGATGCCGCCCTGCTTCGACGACGAGACGTAGCACTGGCCGAGCGGCCACTGCTCGAAGTGGTAGCCGCCTTCCTTGTCCTCGTCGATGTACAGCACGAACCAGCCGGCGCCGACCATATCGACCATGCATTCGAACGCCGCGGCATCGAAGTTCGAGCCGTGGATGTTGTCGAACATGATGCGCGCCGACTCGTCGAGCCAGCGGTTTTCCTCGTCGGATTCCTGGCCTGCGTCGAGGCCGAACCACAGCGAGTTCGCCGGCGTGGTGCCGCTGACGATGGATGAACTCAGGATACGGGCGGAATCGGATGCCGTGTCGTCGAGGATGCGGACCTTCTTGGACTGCACATCGCTGGGCAACGCGACAGAACCGTTCAGGCCGTTTCCGCGCTCAGGGAACGAGTAATCGAAGCACTCGGACCAGCCCTGCTCCAGCGGCTGGCGGATTGCCTTCAGCGCCCCCAGGCGCCGGATGACGGCCTGAACATCGGCCATCACTGACCGCCCGAAGCGAGGACGCCAGCGCCAGTGTCACCGCTGGCCAGCACGCCCTTCTGCTGGCGCTTGCGGCGAGCGTCGGCGACCATCTGCTCGTTGGCCTTTGCCGCTGCCTCGGCCTCGGCTTTGCGGCGCTCCTTCTCGGGATCGACCGCCTTGACACCGCCACCGCCGCACATGGTCAGAGACCCTTCTGGGCGTTCGGGTTGGCGCCAAACTTCGTCGGGACAACCCAACCTTGCTTGGTCAGCACCGGCGATGCGATCTCGTCGGGATTGATGGTGTCCTGGTCGGGCAGCGAGGCGCCGGGATTGGCAACGCGCTTCACCGCACTGGCCGCCGAGGCGTTCGACTCCAGCGCCTGGACGCGGGCCCGCAACGCCTCGAGCGAGGCCTTCGAGACGGTCACGGTTTCGGCTTCGGCAGCGGCGTCTTGGCCGACATCCTGAGCAACAGGCGCGGTAGTTTCGGCGGATTCAGGAGCGCCGGGAACTTGCGGGGATTGTTCGGCAACGGGAGCGCCGGGAACTTGCGGAACTGCTGCGGTACGGGCCATGGGAAGGTCTCCTTCGGTTGATCGGGTGCTATGCGCGGTAGGAGTATCGGCTCACCTTCGGGACGGTTTCCCGACCGTTTCCCGTCACTCGGCACCACAGCGCGATCAGCCGGTCGCCATCTTCAAACCTCGGCCGGCTGCCGCCCTTCCACCCAAGCAGCGTGGTTTTCGGCGTAGCGATCGACAGCGCCACCAGCGTGGCGCCGTAGCCATGGCGCTCCAGATCAACGATGACGCGAAACCAATCGACCTTCTCGTCGGCCAAATGCGCGCCTGTGCGAATCTCGCCAAGGGTCAAAGCAATCCACCCTGCTGCGGTTCCATCGCCGTGATCTCGATCTCGACCCTCGGATTTGCCTTGTCGACCCCATGGAAAACATGCTTTTCCCGCACCTGTCGGTCGTTGAGATACACCCCTTTGCGAACGCAAACGCGCTCTTTGCCACTGCCCGAGAACTTCGCCTGCAGCACGTCGAGGACAACCGATTCGTCGAGGTCGGGCCGCTCGCTGGCGTAGAAAATCCGGATCGTGGCGCAGAGCTTTCCGGTCAGCATTCGCTTGGCTTCGTTCGGGATCTGCAGGATCGCCGACTTCTCGAAGCTGCGCGCCTTGTCCGACTTGATCGAGGCAGGCCGGCCGCCGAAACTGACGATCTTCCGGCTGTTCGCTTTCGATGCCGGCTCGCCCAGGATGGTGATCGCAACGGGTTCCATCAGTCGTTTTCCTTCCCTCGGTTGGTGCGGTTTTCCTCGCGGCGTGCGGCGTCTTTCGCCTCGCTGAAGGTGTCGAAGCGGCCAAGCGCGGCCGGCTTGTCGTCGTGCCAAAGCTCGTAGCTTTTCCGGCCCCGAACGGTGACCAGGCAGATGGTCAGCGCGCCGATCTTGATCGAGTTCATGCGCTCACCCATTTGCCTTGCCCCTTGTAGCGCTTGAGCAGCTTTCCGGCCGCAGTACAGACCCCCTTCGAGACATGATCGGCAACGATCTGAGCCAACGCCGTGCTGCGTTTTGAGCCGTCGATAACCATGTCCATTGCCTTCTGCGACTTCGGGCGCTTGGCCCACAGCAGCGGGTCGTACTCTTCGCCGCCGGTGATGGCCTTGGCGGCCTCGTTGATCGCGGCTAGAGCGCGTTCATGGTCGCCAGGCGATGGCTTTGGCAGAGCCAGCGATGTCTGCTTGCGCGGGGCCTTCCGGCACAGTTCGACGATCTGCCGAGAACTCGGCGCCCGGTCTGGATCGACGTAGCGCAGCGCATAGGCGATGTCGTCAAGGTCGAATCCTGCCAGGTCTTCGGCCCACACCAGCTTCGCGTTTTCCCAGCCATCGTCACGCTGCGTTGCCGCGTTGAATCCGGTCGAGAATTTCCCGGTGAAGCTGTTGCCGTAGATGCCCTGCAGGCGGCCAAACAGCCGATTGATGACAGCCATCGGTTGCGGCTCAGTTGCCATGGATCACCTCCCCTTCGATAAGCTTTTCGGATGGCACAACGGGGCCGGATTGAGGACCGAAGATCGACGCCGCAATGGCCTGCTGGTTGAGCTGGTGCTGCGTCATGCGGGGTTGGCTGTTGCCGTTGATCGGCATCGGTGCCGGGTCATCGAGCAACGCCGGAGCGATGTACTTCAGCCCGATTCGCTGGTTTGGCTTTGCGGCCATCTTTGCTTTTGCAAGCTCGACGATTTCCTCGTCGGTGCGCTTCGACAGGATCAAAGCCCACACTTCGTCGGTTAGATACCCTGGCGCTGAGTCAGCCATCCCTGCCTTACGGAGCAAGCCGCATACGGCTCCCTTTCGAGTCGCCCCATCGGACTGAATTTTTTCCGCGCCCGCGCTGAGAGAGAGGGATTTTATCTGTTCTGCTCTGCTCTGCTCTTCTCTCTTCTGGTGCGTTACTTGTGCGTTACTCTGCGTTACTTGTGCGTTACTTTTATTGCCGCCGATTTTCTTCCGTTCCCGGTACTCTTTCTGACGCTGCGCATTTGTCTTAGACCTTGTATTCACGGCATCTTCTCGGTTTGGCTGGCGACGTTCCCAAGCCTCAATACGACCGTCTAAAATCATTCCTGCGTTACACAGTTCCGTTACGATTCCGGTAACGCTCTCGTTACTCATTCGTAACGCCCAAACGATCTCCGTTACGCCGTCGTTACGCGTTACGCTATCCGTAACGCTCACGTAACGCGTTACATCACCACGGACATGACACTCGGAAGACTGTTCTAATAGATACGCCCAAACGGCAATAACATCAGAAAGAGAGCAGCCGACCTTGCTACTGATCACGCCAAATTTTGCATCGGTAACAGTGCCGTGCCACCAGCGGAACCAATCAGCCATTTTTTAAGCTCTCGAACGGTATTTGTCCATCAGCGATCCGATTCCGTGGTGTCCGCAAACATCGCAAAGCCACGACGCTTTGCCGCTGTCAGCA